TAAAAGAGCGTCCAGCCGTTGGCCTACCATTACTATTCAAGACATCCTAATGAAGGGTTCTATAGAAGAACGCCAGTTCGACATGCTCCAACAGAAGAACGCCGTGGCTGACGCTGTAATGGACGGTCAGGGAATCAACTCTCGTGGTGGTGTAGACTTGACAGTAGGAAGTCTTTTGAACTTCATATCTCAGACCAAAGTAGGAGGGTAATAATGGCTCGCATCACTAAGCAAGACACAAGAGTAATTGATAAGGACGATGTCCTATCTCAAGCACAGCAATATGCTTTTTTTAAAAAGCAGGTTGAATATTTTCAAGAACAGATGAAATCTATTCGTGAAGAGTTGTTCACTCACATAGAAGAAAATGGTGAGACCGATGACAAAGGAAATATTATTTTTGAATTACCTCAAGAGATTGAGGGGTTTACTTCAATCACTAAACAACGCCGTGTTACTCGAAAGATTGATGAAGACATCGCATTCGATATCATTGATGAAAAAGGTCTTCGTGACAAACTAATCAAGGTTGTAGAAGTTATCGACGAAGATGCTCTTATGGCTGCTCTGTATAGTGATGAACTCACTGAAGAAGAGATTGATGAAATGTATCCACAGAATGTGGTCTGGGCATTGGTTATGAACAAGAGATAACTATGGCAGGATTACGTGGAGAAGATGAAATCATTGAGGCATTTAAAGACCTCGAATACATTCCTGGTTCAAAAAAGAAAAGAAGAGAACCAGACCCAAAGGTTTCTCGCCGTAAAAGCGGTGAGACTAATGGTTGGGATGAAAACCCAATCATTAAAACATTAGGTGGAAAGGAAACTGAAGTCTTTACAATCGGTGCATTGGCACAAGCATTGGAAAAGACAATTGTCACAGTTCGTTTATGGGAACGAAAGGGATATATCCCACGTGCCCCGTATCGACTTCGGTCTAAGACTTTAAAAGGTCAGAAGACTGGAGGAAATCGGGTTTATACCCGTTCTCTCATAGAGGCTGCTGTTGACGAGTTTGCCAAACGAAACCTTCTAGGTTCTGCTCGTGTAGAGTGGAACCAATACGAAGACCTTACAGAGGCTTTACTAAAGCGCTGGAAGGACATCACATCCGCAGAGAGCCAAAGTGACAAGAGTCTGTAATACAGACGTCGCTAGGCCTCACTACCAAAGAAAGAAACAAATGCCAATTACAAAACCAGCAGTAAATGCTGACAACTATCTTGATGAAGATAGTGAAAACACCCAACCAAAGGTTGGAACAACTGTGCAACAGGGCTGGGATGCCGTTGATGCACTTTTAAAGTCAGACTCAACTGAGTTTCCAACTGACTTTCGTTTCTCCGAAGAACCGCAACTTGTTAAGTTCCTCGAAAATTCCCCATTTGCAACATATGAACAGCATTGGATTGAACGCCCAAAGGGTAAGAAGTCCTTTGTATGTATTGGAGAAAATTGCCCACTATGCGAAATCCTTGGAGATAAGCCTCGTGGCAAGTTTTCATTCAACGTGTTAGTTCTCAGTGGTGAACAGCAGGGCGTGCAAATTCTTACTGCTCCACCATCATTGGCTCGTCAAATAAAGAAAGCGCATGATGACGAGCGCAAAGGACCTCTTTCAAAAGAGTTCTGGGAGATTTCTCGACTAGGAACAGGACCAACAACGCAGTACACCCTCAACTTCGTTCGTGGTCGTGACCTTGCCGAGGAGTGGAAACTAAACGCTGATGCGGTAAATGAACTCGTAGCAGCCGCTGAACCTTATACAGCCGAAGTAATTCGAGAGACCCCTCGCTCTGAACTACTGGAAGTTGCTCGTTCAATCGCTTAGTTCGTTTCCACGTGGGAGAGCCTGTTACCTCCATTTCAGGCTCTCCTACTTAAAGAGAGGGTTTTATGAATATCATTACAACACAAGAACAACTTAACGACTTAGTTAAGTACTACAGCAAACAGCCTGCATTTGCATTTGACATTGAGTCTGTTGGTGACGACCGTATACAGCCTGTAGTAAATGACGTGCTATGGATTTCTTTAGCGACAGATGGTCGCGTTGATGTTATACCTATGGGACATCCTAATGGTGAGTTCTTAAACTGGGATAAAGAGTTGCTTCTTAGTGGTCAGCGCAAGTTAGCCGCTGGCAAAGACTTAAAAGACACGGATTACTCAAAGAATCAAGCAAAGTGGAAACCAGTATTTGGTCCTGCTCCAGAACAACTTCTTCCTGGAGACGTATTCAAAGCATTACAGCCTCTGTTTTTTAGTGATAAGTTAAAGATTGGTCACAATATAAAGTTTGATTTAAAATCTATTGCAAAGTATTACCGTGGCAAAGTTCCTAACAAACCGTTCTTTGACACAATGATGGCTTCATTTATTATTAACAACCGTCACCGTGGATTTCTTGGATTAGCAGACTGTGCAAAGAGAGAACTTGGTTTAGTAGTTGAAAAAGGTGTAGGAGCGCAAGTTGAGGTCCATTCGTTTAGCGATGTGGCTAAGTACTCAGGATTAGACGCAGATGCAACTTGGCAGTTATATAAGGTCTTAGAACCAAAACTGGAGGGCGACCTTAAGCGCGTTTGGATTTTAGAGATGGATGTTATTGCAGCGTTATGCGACATGGAATTAACAGGTGCAAACATAGACGTTGTAGAACTTACAAGTTTGAAGAAGCGTCTTGAAAAAGACATTGATAATGCCAAAGCAAAGGCTTGGAAGTTAGTTGGAAAGCCCTTCGCCATGAACTCTGTTCAAGAGAAGCAGAAGTTGCTGTTCTCTCCTAAAAAAGATGGTGGACGAGGCATCAAACCAAACCTTCGTATCAAGGTTGCTCTTACAGCCAAAGGTCAAGAAATGGCGATGACTAACCCTATGAAGTTAGATATTCAGCACTACTCGGTATCTTCTGATGCTCTTGAGTTTTACAGAAGCAAAGATGAACTTGTAGATGCCATCCTTGAATATCAAGATTTGAATAAGTTAATGACAACTTATGTAATGCCATATCTTGGTGGCGAAGTTACCCACACGGTTATGGGCAAAACGAAGGTTACTGAAAAGAAATCTCTCTTAATAAATGGCAAAGTACACACTAACTTCAAACCACATGGAGCAGAGACAGGTCGTTTCTCTAGTAGCGACCCAAACCTACAGAATATTCCTAGTGGTGGTGACTATGGAAAACTCATCCGTAATCTATTTATCGCTCCACCAGGTCATAAGTTAGTCGTAGCAGACTATTCTCAGATTGAGCCACGCATCATTGCAGCCTTTTCTGGTGACCCAATTATGGTCAATAACTACCTTAAAGGTGGAGATATCTATACAACTATTGGTGACACGATGGGCGTAGACCGAAAGGCTGGAAAGGTTCTCGTGCTTTCTATCGCTTATGGTGTTGGTCCAGAAAAGATTGCTCAAAGCATTGGCTGTACGGTCAAAGATGCACGAGACTTACTAGACAGATTTGGAAAACAATTCAACGATATCTCCAAATATAGAGCACGAGTTATCCGTATGGCTGCTGCCCAGTCACCAACACCCTATGTGTCTACCTTGTTTGGACGACGTCGATATATACCTGACTTGAAAAGCCGTGACCAAGGTCTAAAGTCACGAGCAGAAAGACAAGCATTTAATACCGTAATTCAGGGCTCTGCTGCCGACATCATGAAATTGGCTATTGTCAGAGCACACTCCTGCTTTGTTGATGAGCCAGGCGCAAATGTCATTTTGACCGTGCACGACGAGTTAGTTACAGTTGCTCGTGAAGATTTAGCGGACGATGTTGCGGAAGCAATCCGCGAGTCTATGGAGGGTATTCGCCTTCCTGAGATTACGTTTCCGCTTATTGCAGATGTAAAAATAGTTGAGAAATGGGGTCAGGCCAAATGAGTAACGCAAACTGGTGGGCTAATAAATTAGGACAACAACCTGCGCAACAACAACGCCCAGCAAATATGCCAACACCACCATCTCAACAACCAATGACTCCATATGTGCCCCCACAACCACAATCACACACCGCAGTATCTAAAGCACAGAGTGCTAATCAAACTCAACTATGTCCTGATTGCGGCTCTAATAATTACATGTCTGTTGCTAATGCAGCGCCTCGTTGTTACGACTGTGGCTATCCTCTTCAACAGGCTGGAAGCAAGTATGGTGCACTAACTGGTGCAAAAGTAGAAGGAAGTGCAAAGAATGCTCGCGGTAATGACACAGCAAATAATTTTAACCCACAACAAATTATTGGAAGGATTGATGGATGATAACTGATGAAGCCAAAAAAATCGTTGCCCAACTTAATAAAAAATTTGGTGATGGGGTTGTTGTATTTGCCAGTGATATTCGTGCTGACCTTGTACCTAGGTTTACCAGTGGTTCTACAACTCTTGACTATGTTTTGGGTGGGGGTTTTCCTGGTAACCAGTGGAACGAATTAATTGGAGAACCATCTCACGGAAAAACAGCAGTTGCATTAAAAGCAATTGCTGCAAATCAATTAAAAGACCCTAACTTCACAACAGTCTGGGTTGCAGCAGAGGCTTGGGTTCCTGATTATGCAAAAATGTGTGGGGTAGATACCAGTAGAGTTATCGTTGTAGAAACCAGCGTTATGGAAGAGGCTTACGACGCCGTCATTGCATTTGCTGAGTCAAAGTCTGTTGACGCTATTGTTATAGACTCTCTTCCAGCCCTATCTCCTTCTCCTGAGTTAGAAAAAAATATGGATGAAATGACTGTTGGTAAGGGTGCTTTATTAACTAACAAATTTTTCCGTGTTGTTGGTACTGCAATGAAGCGCAGTCTTGTAGAAGCAGAACGTCCAGTTCTTGGAATCGTGATAAATCAATACCGTATGAAGATTGGCGTGATGCACGGAGACCCACGCACAACTCCTGGTGGAGAGGGAAAGAATTATGCATTTTTCACTCGATGTGAAATCCGTAGAGATGAATGGATTGAACTTGGTTCGGGTAACAATAAAGTCAGAATTGGGCAAAGAATCAAGGTTAGGACTCTTAAAAATAAAACGGCGCCCCCACAGAGAGTCGCATACTTTGACTTTTACTTCTCAGAAGGCGGCCCTTGCCTTCCTGGAGAATATGATTTCGCTAAAGAAATCGCGTCTCTCGCAGTAGTTAAGGGATTAATAGAACGAAAAGGTGGGTGGTATTACTATGGCGAAAGAAAGTGGCAGGGGATTGAACCCGTCATTGATAGCCTCCGTAGCGAGATTGACTTCA